AGAGTACATCCGCAGGAGGAGATTCTCTGAAACTCAAAGTTCAGAAGGCTATTCTAACTGAAGCAGAGGACGATGATACGGATGAGGCTATCTCACTTCGATCGAAGGATATCGTTCCATTCGTGGGCGTCAGATGGTTAGATCCTACTCTACTGAAAGAGGTCGGTACGCCGTCACGTCCTCTTACTTTTACGGCTCGGAATGTCGCTGGAGGTAAGGACACACGTATGGCATATATGGTTTCCGTAACGTTACAACTCCTTATATATCCCTTCTATGAAGCGATGAAGAGTTGGATGGATCAAGTAAATGAGTCTGGTGATGAACGGAACCTCAGAAATACGTTTTTGCTGAAGGTAGCTGATGGCGCCCCCGTACATGACTCTGCCACGCAGATCATATCTAGCATTGATTGTGTATTAAATGAGAATGATTTCTCATTCGCTCATGATGCATCAACCCTCGATCAAATGCTCGCTGAGAGGTACTTTGGTACATGGGCTAAGGCTGCTATGACATTTTTGGAGAGTAAGGAAGCTCAGGAGGAGAAAGGCTTGGAGGAACAAACTGGATACACATATCGTTCAGGTCTAGTACAGGCAATTCTTCGACTAGGTTCCTCCTGGTATAAATGGGAATTTCCTGGACGTGCTCCTCAGCTTACACAGATCACATCCCAGCCGTCGGGCGTTATGACAACTGCTGTTGGGAACTCCTTGGCAACGTCAGCTATGATGGCAATGATTCGAGACCGACTCAAGCATCTAGGAAAAGCCATTCGCATAAGTGTTTGGGGTGATGATGTTCAGGAGCATGTACGTCTAAATCCACCAACGGGAAGTGATGGAAAGACTTTAGCTGAACTAGGTGTAGCGTATGCACGGGGAGCCCAGAAGATAGCTTTCGATGAAGCAGGTCAAGAGTTGAAGACTGAAGATGATTCCATTAGCGGAAAGGTTGCTCACATGCTCCAGCGAGGCTTCGTAGGTGGTCAAAAGTTCGCTAGACCAATCGCCCTCGATGCAGAAACGCCAACTGTAAGTGATGGTCCCGGTAATATTGGATCCTTAGTAGATAAGATCACCGAGATTGGGAGACGTGGTAGTAATATTATGGCTGTCAATCAGATGGTCGTAACGCTAGCATCTCTAAGTACAGTCTTTGCTATCTATGGAAAACGTGTTGTTTTACAGCCAGAGACGGTGATTTCACCAGGTGGTACTTGTAACCGTAGTTTCCTAGGCTTTCCTAATTCGAACTCCAAATTATGGATGCAGTTAAACCATTTCGCCTTCACTGGCAGTACAGAGCCGATTCAGCTCGATGCACGAGTGAAGTTGGAAGACCCACGTGAATTGGGAGCTCGTGTGATTAGGGCATATGGAACAAAACCTGTGATACAGACTATTAACGGCAAGAGTGAGAGTACGAATACTACGGTGTTGCACACCAATGCTATCGTTGCACTCAATGATGAACGTTTGAGTAGTTCCCAAAGTGCTTTAGCCACCATTACTGACCCTATCGTTCAGGGGTACAAGGAGCATGCCTTCCGCTACAGCCCGGGTAGAAAGTTAGACGAGGCTATTGGCCGGACCGTCCAGAAAGGGCGTTGGCGTCAGACAATGTTGGATCGTGCTCTTGTCGGAAATGGATTGGTTCCTGCTAGGCGCGGGGGCTTATTAGACCCTCACCTTAGGAAGACTATCCCATCTTCAATACACACAGGAACTAGAGTCACTGTTGGTGGCGTATCTCAAAAGCTAGTGTACAGCTTGACTTCTGATATCACTCTCAATCTTCCTGAAGGGTACTCAAACGACTATTACGAACTTTCCATCTCTGGTTCAATACGGAATCGCTATAAGCGCCGCTGGCATCCTTTTTGGTGTGATCCTCCTCCTACTAACTATACAATGGGTTTTCTGGGAATGATTACAGCTCCTAAGAAGTTATGCCCACTGTTTCCTTCCAGTGTGAAAGCTGTCTTTGATCCAAAGTTTAGGACCGACATGACACCTGAGTTGGTGATGAACACCATTCAGGAGATTAGGAAGAATCGAGGAGACGTAACTGGGTACTTGCGCATGGTGGGCTTTAAAGAATCCGAAATTGCAAAAATTCGGATTGCTATACCTCGCATCCCTATGATGTTTAATCTTGATGAGCACTCTGAGTATTCCTCGATGCCGGATCCTTTGAAGTCTGGCGCTACTGATAGGTTGATAGAGGTTCTTGAGATCACTTCCCAAGGGGTCTATAGTATTCTAGATCCCGAAGTCCAGCCTATAGTTCTACGTCATGCAGCGGCACTCATTTCAGAGGAAATAAACGCGATCACATCTCTAACAGACCCTCCTTGGACAATTAGACTACCGAAACTGTCACTGACCGACCCAGTCTAGACAACTTAC